GTGGCGAAGAAGATCCACTACCCAATCCACAAGCACGACGATCCGGTCCTCGCAGAACGGATCGACATCAGGACATGGGACATCGAGGGAAGCGTGGACGACGAAAGGCTCTCCGCGCAGCCGGCCTTCACAATGTTCTACGAAGTGACGCCGCGAGTCCGCGATGACTGGAAAGACCGGCAGGCACGATCTGCCGCGGACCCGAACGCCTTGGTCGCTGCCGGAACGCACCGCCTCGAGATCATCCGAAACAAGGACAGCCTCGACAGCTTCTGGGAACAGCACCCCGACTGCACTATCTACGAGACGCAGTTCGGCGGAGCCTTCCGCAAGGGCGACCTACCGTTCCACTGGGGTGGGGTCATGGAACCCGGGCAGGGCATCCCGATGGATGAAGAGCACGCCGTCTACTGGTTCCCCTACTTCGGAGCGGTGCCGGTGAGTGACTAGGAGGTGACGGGCCGATGGCACTGAAGATCGTGATCGGCCCTCCCGCCGCAGGGAAGAGCACCTACATCCGGGAGCACCGGAAACCCGGCGACATCACCATCGACTACGACGTGCTCGCCAACGCCCTATCCGGTCTCGCACCCGCGAACCACGAGCACACCACTGCGGTGAAGAAGATCACCAAGGCAGCACGGGACGCGGCGATACGTGAGGCCCAGAAGCACGCCACCAACACAGATGTGTGGATCATCCACTCCACACCCGCGCAGTCCACCCTCGACCGCTACAAGCGCGAGGGAGCACAGATCCACGTAGTCGACCCAGGCAAAGACATCGTCATGCACCGCATCAAGCACGAGCGACCCGGCCACATGCACGCCGTCGCCGCACGCTGGTACCAACAGCAAGACGAACAGATGAAGCCGAAACAGGCACACGAACGCGGATACGACTGGAACCACCGCCGCAACCGCCAACGCCTCCTCTACAACCTCGTAGACGGCACACCATGCCCCTTCTGCGGCAAACCACTCCACAAGAACCCCGCACAGAACTTCGACGGCGCCGCCCTCGAGGCCGACCACACACGAGACCTCAAGCACCACGGCCAGAACCCCGCCGACCGCCTACTCCACCGCACCTGCAACCGCAGCCGAGGAGACGGCCACGACGAGCGCTCACCACTACGGGAGAACGCCACGACCCGGGAGGGAAAGCCGGAGGCCCCCACCGGGTGGGACTGGCTCGGGTAGTAGACCTGCTGCACGGCGGGCTTCGAACCTGCTGCACACCGAGATTGAAAATCAGAAAACCTCAGAATCTTGGAGGGGTAGGCCCGGCCACTCGGCCCCGCCGCCCCACTGAGTGGCAATTTTATTCAGGGTCGTAAAAGTTATGCATCTGGTATGCGGTCAATATGCGTGTGAGGAGGGCCTGTGAGCTGGGAAGAGGGCGACGAATTCGATGTTGGCGGCCGGGAACTCTCCGCGTCGTTGTCGTTGTCGGATGATGATGGTCCGACGCGGGCACTGATCGTGGAGGCGTGCCGGGCGAAGGATCGTCTGGATCGGCTCCACAGGATCGTCCGGGGCGACGTTGATACGTGGACGCGGGTGTTCACCGGGGAGGGCGAGCTGGTTCTGAAGATGGATACTGCGGTGTCTGAGGTTCGGCAGCTTTCGACAGTGTTCCGGCAGTTGCTCACGGAGATTCAGAGGAGGCAGGGCGATGGTCGAGGAGGTGAAGAGGAGGACGGACTCGCTGGTCTCTGATGTGGTCGCTGAGGAGTGGCCGACGTTGGAGGGCCGGCAGGAGCCAGAGGTTCTGATATCTGCCGGTTCGGGTGGGGAGCATGGGGAGAAGGCGATTGAGCTTGCTCGCCGGTTCGGGATCCGTCTGATGCCGTGGCAGGAGCAGCAGGTGCGCCTGTCGCTTGCGACTGATGGTGAGGGCCACTGGTTGCATCAGGATGTGGTGCTGATCTGCCCGCGGCAGAACGGCAAGTCCCTGATCCTCGAGGTCGTGATCTTGTACCGGATGTTCGTCCTGCATCAGAAGATCATCTTCACGGCGCAGCGGTGGGCTACGGCGAAGTCGATCCGTAACCGACTGTGGAAGCGGATCAAGTCGCGGAAGTGGGCGGCGCGTCGGCTGACGCGGAATACGGCGTCGGCGGGTGAGGCTGAGATGGAAACGTCTGACGGTGCGAAGATCCAGTTCACTACGCGGTCGAACGATATGGGTCGTGGTTTCGATCAGGTGGATCTGTTGCTGCTGGATGAGGCGTACAACCTCGAGTCCGGTGAGCTGGACTCTTTGGCTCCTATCCAGTTGGCGTCGCCGGATCCGCAGACGTACTACACGTCGTCGGCGGTGAATCAGGCGGATCATCCGAAGGGGATGAACTTGTCTCGGGTTCGGGAGAAGGCTCTTGCGGGTGAGGCTGAGGGGATGTTGTACAGCGAGTTCCGGGCGCCGGAGGGTGCGGACCCGGATGATCCGGAGACGTGGAAGTTGGCGAACCCTTCCTATGGTGTGGTGGCGACGGAGAAGAAGGTCCGGTCGCTGCGGTCGAAGCTGACGGAGATTGGTTTCGGCGTGGAGATGCTGGGCTGGGGTGAGTGGTTCGTCACGGTTGGTGATGAGTCGCATGACTTCGTTCTGGATCCGGCGGCCTGGTCGGCTGCCACGGCGTCATATCCGATTCAGGGTGTGCCGGCGTGCTTGGGTGCGGCGGTCGCCCCGGCGGGCGAGGGTGTTGCCCTGGTCCTTGCGGTGCGCACTGATCGTGGCGTGCACCTGTCTCTGGGGCCGGTGGAGGAGTTCGACCGGCAGGCGGTGGTCACTGCGGTGAAGGCGACGGTGGATGCGGTTGATCCGTGTGCGGTGGTGCTGGATCCGAAGGGGCCGGCGTCGACGATCATTGACCCGTTGGAGAAGGCGGAGATCGAGCCGGAGTGCTTGTCGTGGCCGAAGGTGGTGGCGGCGACTGAGCTGCTGATGACATTGTTCGCTGAGGGGTCGCTGACGCATGATGCTGACCCCAGGTGGGCGGAGGCTGCGGAGGTTGCTGAGTTCCGGCCGGGGACTGAGCGGGGTCGAGCGTTCAAGGAAGTGCAGCCGGTCGTGTCTGTGCTTGTCGCGGCAGCGTTCGCGGCGTGGGGGTTGACCGAGTTCGGCATCCCGGATGATCCGGGTGATGTGAAGATGACGAGGAGGTTCGTGGGGCATGTGGAATCCGTTTCGGCCGCGCCAGTCGCGGCAGCAGCATCGGCACTCGCCTTCTGATCTCGTGCAGACAGTGGACTCGGAGATCGGGCACGCACTGTCATCGCCTGCCGGTAGGACGGCGGAGGACAACTGGGATCTACGGTTCCCCCGGTCCACTGAGGTATTCGCGAAGATGGGCCGGGAGGATGCTCAGGTCACGTCGATCCTGAAGGCGATTGATCTTCCGATTCAGCGTGCGGACTGGCGGCTGGATCCGAATGGGGCGCCGCCTGAGGTTGTGGCCCTGGTGGCGGATGATCTTCGTCTGCCGGTGTTGGGTGAGGATCCGCATGAGCCGGTGGGTCGGCGGCGTGGTCGGGTGTCGTGGTCGGAGCATCTGCAGCAGGTGCTTCTTGCTCTGCAGTACGGGTGCATGTTCTTCGAGCAGGTGTATACGCCGGGTTCGGATGGGCGGATGCATCTGAGGAAGTTGGCTCCGCGGTTCCCGGGCAGTCTGTCGAAGGTCAACGTCGCTGTCGATGGTGGTCTCGAGTCGATCGAGCAGCCGGGTGTGTCGGTGGGGAAGGCGCGGGCGTCGGCTGTGGTGATCCCCGTGGATCGACTGGTGGCGTACGTCCACTCGCCGACGGACACCTCGTGGACCGGCACGTCAGTACTGAGACCGGCGTACAAGCATTGGCGACTGCGTGACCAGATGCTCAGGCTTGAGGCGCAGGTTCTCGAGCGCAACGGCATGGGCGTCCCGATCTATGAGGGTTCCCAGCTGACGAACGACCCGGAGTCGGATCTGAAGCGCGGGCAGAAACTCGCGGAGGGGATCCGCGCTGGGCAGTTCGCTGGTGGCGCCGTCCCGGCTGGGGCGAAGCTGAACATTCAGGGCGTGTCTGGTCAGCTCGTCAGCCCGCGGGAGGCTATTGCTTACCACGATTCGCAGATGGCTAAGGCGGTGCTGGCGCACTTCCTGAACCTAGAGGGCAAGGGTGGTTCCTACGCGCTCGCGGAGACGCAGTCGGATCTGTTCATCCAGTCCCTGCAGACCATCGCGGATTGGATCGCGGACACTGCCACCCAGCATGTGGTGGAGGATCTGGTGGACATGGCGTTCCCCGGGTATGAGGGTGTCGCCCCGCGGGTTGTGGTGGATCCGATCGCCAGCAAGAAGGAGCTGACGGCGGATGATCTTTCGAAGCTGACGAGTGGTGACAAGCCGGTGATCCAGTCTGACAAGGATCTCGAGGAGCACATCCGACGGACGTTCTCCCTGCCGGCTAAGCGACCGCTGAAGGAGGCGGTGAAGGATGGGTCGACCCCGCCGCCGGATGACAAGAAGAAGTCGATGGACCCTGACGAGATGAACAAGCTCGTGACCGCCGCGACGGGGTTGTTCCGGGCTGGATTTGATCCGCAGGCATCCCTTGCCGCGGTTGGTCTTCCTCCGGTGAAGCACACCGGCAAGGAGCCGGTGACGGTCCGTGATCCGAAGCTGTCTGACGCTGAGGCGGAGAAGGCTGCTGCGGAGGCGGCGGAAGCTACTGGTGATGATCCCGGCGAGCCGCCGGGGGAGGAGGTGCAGGATGAGTGACCTGCTGATCTACGGGGAGATCGGCTGGGAGGTGCAGGCCGACCAGGTGGTCCGTGACATCACGGATGCTGACGGTGACCTCACCATCCGGGTGAACTCCCCTGGTGGGGATGTCTATCAGGGTCTCGCCATCATGAACGCTCTGCGTGCTCACGATGGGGTGGTCACCGCGGTGGTCGAGGGGCTGGCTGCTTCGGCGGCGTCGTTCATCGCCGTGGGCGGTGCGGACCGAGTCATCGTCCGACCGACTGCCGAGATCATGATCCACGAGGCCATGAGCTTCGTCGGTGGGAACGCGGACGAGATGCAGAAGGCGATCACGGACCTGGACCGCATCTCCGCGAACCTCGCCTCGATCTACGCCGAGAAGGCCGGCGGGGATCCGGGGGAGTGGCGCGACCAGATGAAGGCGGAGACATGGTTCTCCGCTCAGGAGGCCGTGGACGCCGGTCTGGCGGATGCGGTGGAGGACGGCCGGAAGCAGGACGCGGAGAAGCGTCCCGCGGCGCTGGGCCGGTCACCGGTCCTCGCATCGTTCCGGTACGCGGGTCGCCGGGCTGCCCCGGCGCCCACTGTCAACAGCCCTGCGGGGCGGAAGGAGGAGCGCATGAGTGCGCTTGCTGACCTGGCACGGGAAACCGGGCTGGACGAGAACACCATCCGGGCGGCTCTCGCCCGCGAGGTGAAGAACGAGGAACTGAAGGTCACGAACGTTGTGGACCTCACCTACCCGGAGGACATCGACGTTGTACCGACCGGGCAGGTCACGGTCGAACCGGAGGGCGAAGTTCCCGAGGGTGTCACCTTCGAGCTGACGGAGTCGCCGGAGGAGTGGGATGCGGAGGTCGATGAGACCACCGGCACGCTCACGGTGACTGCCCCGTCTTCGGTCGACCCTGGCGATTCGGCAGACTTCACGGTGGCTGTCTCCGGTGGCGATGAGCCGCTGGAACTGTCGGTCACGGTGACCGTCAAGGCCGCATCCGATGAGGGTTCCGAGGAGCCTTCTGAGCCGAACCCTGAGCCGGATCGGGTGACCCTGGACCGGGACACGTTCAACGAGCTGCAGCGAGCAGCCGCACTCGGCGCCGAAGCCTACAACAAGGCTCAGGAGGCCGAGCGCGTCGCCGAGGTGGACCAGTGGATCAAGGACGGCCGTATCAACGTCGCCCTCCGGTCCAAGGCCATCAAGGAGATGCACCGCGACCCGGAGGCCGCCCGGAAGAACTTCGGATCCAACCCGAAGAACACCATCCCCGTCCGGGAGATCGGCCACGGCCAGGACCGCGAGGACACCGAGACCGCCGCTCACGCTTCACTGCGTGACCGTGCGGCCCGGGCGAACCTCTTCCCGAAGCCGCGGCTCTAACCAACAACGAAACGGAGGGACATTATGTCCAACCCCACTTTCCGCACTGGTGACCTGACCCGCGAGGCGGGCGCACTGGTGGAGAAGTTCCACCTCGTCAAGACGGTGGACGGCAAGGTCCAGCACAACGACAAGGGCACTTTCCCGGCCGGCGCGGTCACTGAGTCCGCCGAGCCGGAGGGCACCCCGGAGGACAACGTCCTCAACCATGGTCTTCCCCGCTTCGTCCGGGTTCAGACCTCGCAGCGTGTCGTGAAGATCGCCACGAAGGATGACTTCACCCTCGACGGTGACGTGTTCGCCGCTGACGGTGGCGAGGTCGCGAAGTCCGGTTCCGTGAAGGTCGGCGTCGCCGCTTCCGCCACGGAGGGTGGCCTGGTGCGTGTGCACCTGTTCCACCCGTCTGTCCTCGCTGGCGGCGCTGCCGACAACGGTGGCGGAGCTGCTGAGGGGGAATAGGCGGCCCGCTGCCCCTGACCCTGGGGTAGCGGGCCTCACCGGCCCCAACCTGCACTGAACAACCCCCACCCTCCTCGCGAGGGGCGGGGGTTTTCGCATACCCAAACCCCCTCATAAGGAGGACAGCCAGAATGGCTAACCATCTCACTTCGGCCTTCGGCGGCGATACGATCACCGTCGATGAGGCCATCAAGGACCCCACCTTCATCCCGGAGCGAGTCCTCGAGAACCTCGACGGAGCCTTCCTCGAGGCAGCCCTGTTCCGCAACGGCGGCAGCAACGACGGTGTCGTCGCCTACCGCGAGGCTGCGAGCCCGTACCTCAACGACGACGCGGAGAACGTCGCCGAGTTCGCCGAGATCCCGGTCTCCGACCTGAACCGCGGCAAGCTCAACAAGATCGTCGGCGCGAAGGAAGCCCTCGCGATCCGCGTCTCCTGGGAGATGCGCCGCTTCAACAAGATCGACATGCTCACCAAGCAGACCACCGCTCTGCAGAACACCATGGTCAAGAACGGTGTCGAGGCGTCCCTCAAGGCGTTCGACGCCGCCGACGTGCAGCAGCTCGCCGTCGCCTCCGACTGGGAGTCCGCCGACGCTGACCCGATGCGGGACATCCGCCAGGCGAAGCGCCTCATCTCCACGGCGAAGTCCCCGGACGATGAGCAGGCGCTGATGGGCTACAAGCCGGACATCATCGTCCTGAACGACGCGACCCTGGACCTCGCACTGTTCTCCGAGAACGTGCAGAAGTTCTACAACGGCAACGCCGCGATCGAGAACCCGATCTACCAGGGTATCCAGCCCGCCACCCTCGCTGGTCTCCGCGTGGTCACCAGCCCGTGGATCCCTGAGGGTGACGTGATGATCATGGAGTCCGGTGTCGCCGGCTTCGTGTCCGAGGCGCAGCCTCTCACCCTCACCCCGCTCTACAGCGAGGGTGGGGAGCAGACCTACGGTGGCCCGAACCAGTCCTGGCGTGTCGATGCCTTCCGGCACCGCGTCCTCGCCGTGGATAACCCGCTGGCGGTCGTGAAGCTCACCGGGATCGAGAAGTGAGCCTGACCGCCCGGATCGCCTGGCCCTCTCGGGAAGACGGGCGGACGGTCTGGTACCGTCCTGGTGACCAGATCCCTGAGGATCATCCGAAGCGGGACTGGCTGCTGCGGTCTGGCATCGCTGTGGACGCTGATCTGCAGCCCGCTCCGGAGCCGACGCCTGCCCCTGCCCCGGAGCCGAAGCACGCTGTGTCGGATGCTCCGGCGCCGGATTGTCCGTCGGTGAAGCGGCCCGCTAAGGCCGCAAGCATTGACTCGTGGCGGACGTATGCGGTCGCCCGGGGCGTCGACCCGAAGGGCATGTCGAAGAAGGATCTCATCGCCGCGCTGCGGTGAGCCAGGAGGGAGGCACGATGCTTGTCTCACTGACTGACGTGACCAGTCGCCTGCCGACGCCGATCCCGCCGGAGGAAGCGGCCCGGGTGGGACTACTCATCGGCGATGCCGAGGAGATCATTCGGGACGCGTTCGCCCGCGAGGGTCGTGACTTCGACGTGGAGTCAAAGATCCCGTGGGTGGAGCATGCTGCGGCCCGGGTGATCCGGGACATGGTGGCTGCTGCGGTGATCATCGGCCCGAACGTGGGTGATGCTTCGGCGTCGTCCACGACGGGTGCCGAGTCGGATTCCCGGACACTGCGGACGGATCTCCCGGTGATGGTGTCGTTCGGACGACTGATCCTGACGAACGCCCACCGGAAGGAACTGGGGCTCGGCGTGTCGGCGTTGCCGTCCGGCAGGTTCCCTGCTCCGTGGCGGTGGCCGGAGCGGAGGCTTCGATGAACGGAGCTTTCGAGCCGGTGACGATTCAGGATCGGCCGACCACGGACGATGACGGGAACCTCGTCGGCGGTGGTGATCCGGTGACGGTGACGTGCCGGGTGCAGCCACTGGTCCTCGATGAGGACGTGGCCCGGGACAAGGACGGGACGTTCACCGAACTGCGCGTGTTCGCCCCTGCCGGTACTCGGGTCACCGCCAGGTCTGAGGTGTGGATCCGGGGCGTGCTGTTCCGCGTGTCGGAGCCACCGCATAACTGGTCGATGTATCGGCGCCCGGTACTGGCCCGGCATCGCCCGTCTGTCGTCTTCATCGCGAAGCGAGGTGAGGGCTGATGGCGAAGCGCAATGGTGCGACGGTCCGCATCACCCCGGAGGGAGCTCGTGTGATCTTCGGGATGCTGGATCAGACCGTCTACGCTGCGGGCCGGAATATTGCGGGCCGGGTGCCTGCCGAGATCGCGTCTGCGAATTCGGAGAACCTGGTGGACCGCAATGGCCGGCCGGTGGCCATGGTTGCCCTGACGGAGCCGAATGGGCTGGCGATTCAGGCGAAGCACGGCACTCTCACTCGGTCTGCTGCCGAGGAGGGTGCCGATGTGCACCGCTATCCGAGGGGTAGGTGATGCCTGGTGCTTGTGCAGCAGGATGCCCCGCTGATGATCCGCCAGGCTCTCCGCGGTCAAATCGCTGGCCCGGTCCGGGCTGAACTGCCGGACGGGTGGTCTCCGAGGGATGGCCCTGCGGTGGGCCTGACCCCCGTGTGGTGGACACCCTGACCCCGGCGATGCGCCGGGAAAGAAAGGTAGTGTTCCACCATGCCCCTGAAGACCTACTCGGAGCAGTTCAAACGTGACGCCGTCGCCCTCTACGAGTCCACCGAAGGCGCGTCACTGAAATCCGTGGCCGCCGAACTCGGGATCAACCGCAACACCCTCAAAGCCTGGGTCGCCCGCTTCTCCGCCAACCCGCGGGCCGGCAGCACCGACGATTCCCCGGCAGCCGTGATCACCGATGCTGAACGGATCCGACAGCTCGAACGCGACAACGCCAGACTCCGGGAGGAACGCGACATCCTGCGGCGGGCCGCGAAGTATTTCGCGGAAGAGACGAACTGGTGAGCCGCTTCAAGTTCGTTGACGACACCCGCACCGACTACCCGGTCAAGCGGCTCTGCGAGGTCCTGAACCTCAACAGGTCCTCCTACTACAAGTGGAAAGCCTCAACCCCCGCACGCAACCAACGCACCTGTGACGATGCGCTGCTGGCAGCCAGGATCACCGTCATCTTCAACGATCACGACGGGTGCTACGGAGCCAAGCGCATCGCCGCTGAACTCAACGATGTCGCCGACCCCGGTGACCTTGGGGACCTCGGTGACCTCGGCGATGACGTACCCGTCGACGCACAACAGCCGGTGAACCATAAGCGTGTCGCCCGGCTGATGAAGACCAACGGCCTGGCCGGGTACGTCCGGCGCCGACGGGTGACCACCACCGTCGCCGATACGTCCCGACGGGTCTTCGCCGACCTCGTCAACCGCAGGTTCACCGCCGAGGACCCCAACAAGGTCTACGTGGGTGACATTACCTACCTGCCGATATCCGACGGGTCGAACATGTACCTGGCCACGGTCATCGACTGCTTCTCCCGCCGGCTGGTCGGCTTCGCGATCGCCGACCACATGCGCACCAGTCTGGTCGTCGATGCACTGAACTCGGCGGCCGGTCAACGCGGGAGTCTCGCCGGGGCGATCTTCCACTCCGACCACGGCAGCGTGTACACCTCCGGGACGTTCCAGAAAGCCTGCCGGGAGCTCGGAGTCCGGCAGTCGATGGGGGCGGTCGGTACGAGCGCGGACAATGCTCTGGCGGAGTCGTTCAACGCCGCACTGAAACGTGAGGTCCTCAAAGACGACAGGACCTTCGCCAACCAGTTGGTGTGCCGTCGGGACGTGTTCCGGTGGTGCGTGCGTTACAACACAACTCGTCGGCATTCCTGGTGCAGGTACCTCTCGCCACAGGTCTACGAGGCCCGGAGTTCGGGTAGACTCCGACTCGTATCCTGAATCACATCCCCGTGTCCACCATCCGGGGTTCGGGCCCGGTGACGGTCGTGGGGGATGGGACGCCCCACACGGAGCGGGCGTGGACCCGGGAGAACGTCAGGTGCTGCGTGTACGCCGCAGACGAGCCTGGCGCCCGGCAGCTCGCCACCCTGATCGATGCGTACCTACTGGACCCCGCGACGGTGCGGGGTCTTTCCATTTTCCCCGGTGCTGGGCTGGTCACTGCTCGTGACGTGAAGCTCGGCTGCTGGGTCGCGGCCGTCACAGTGCGGGCGGCCACCAACAGGAAGGAAGTGAACCCCGATGGCTGACGAGAAGGTCGACGTCGAGAAGAACGTCAACATCTGGAAGAACGCTGAGGTCTACGTCTCGGACAACGAGGACGCGCAGATCGAGGCTGACGGCACGTTCGGTGATGAGTGGCTGCAGGTCGGCATGCTCGCCGGCGGTTCGTCCATCGGACAGGAGCGCGACGCTGACCGTAACGAGGTCGAGGGATGGGGCGCTCAGCTGATCACCACTGAGCAGAAGTTCAAGAAGGACACCCGAACCTTCACCGCGCTCGAGGATACGGCGACCACGTTCGGTCTCCTGTACCCCAACTCGAAGTACAACGAGGGCGGTGTGACCATCGTCCTCGCCCCGGAGGACGCGAAGAAGGTCATCGCGTTCAAGACCACCAACCAGCACGGCAAGGCGCTGATCGAGGTGTCCCGCGTCCCGGCGAACATCTACCCCTCCTCGATGGACAAGAACGATGACGGCGCGTCGTCCACCGAGTTCACTGCGGAGGTCCGCAAGGACGCTGATGGTGCCCTGTACGAGCGTGCGACGTTCGATGAGGATGCCACGAACGTGAACCCGGAGATCACCCGATTCAAGCAGGGTGGCGGTTCTGAGGGGGAATAGGCGGCCCCCTGCCGCTGGTCCTGGGCTAGCGGTAGTCGGGGCCTGCCCCCCCCAATCATGATTCAAGCCTGAGGAGGCAGCTATGGCTTTCGAGCCGCAGGAATGGAAGGCCGGGGACAAGTACCCGGCAGACCGGCTCACCGAGCTGGAGAAGATCGTCGTGGCGAAGGCTGCGAAGGGCGACAAGGGCGACAAGGGCGACAAGGGCGACGCCGGTGCCCCCGGTAAGGATGGCGCCAAGGGTGAGAAGGGTGACCCCGGCGAGAAGGGTGCTCAGGGCGCCCCGGGGACCCCTGGTAAGGACGGTGCGAAGGGCGATCCTGGCAAGGACGCTACGCCGCAGTTCACCGCCGATGAGGTCACCAAGATCAAGGGCCTCATCGCCGACCCGCCCGCCGAGGGTTAATCGGCGGGGCCGTGGGGGTTCTTCATCCCCTGTTCGCACCTCCGCGGCCCCTCACACGACCTAGATCGTGAAGCGAACCAGGGAACCAAGCTTCAAGCCGAACAAGGGAGAAACATCATGGCTAAGAACCAGCTCGGAACCAGCGAGGAAACGAAGAAGCGCATGGACGCCGCCAAGGCAGCCGAAGGCCTCAAGAAGGAAGCCACCGGCGAGGTCATCGAACCCATCGACCTCACCGTCGAGGTGCAGGGCGAGGACATGACCTTCAGCGTCCCCGGCAGCATCGAGGACGCCCCCGCCGACGTGATCTTCTACATGGAGGACGAGAAGCCGATGAAGGCGTTCCGCACCCTCCTCGGCGAGGACGAGTTCCGCCGCATGCGCGCAGTCGGCGCCACCGTCCGTGACTTCACCCGCTTCATCGAGGCGTGGACTGAGGAGACCGGCCTGGGGAAATGACGTGGCTGCCCTCACTGCAGGGGGCGGCTCGTCTGGTGGGGCTGCACCCGCGGGAGATTGAGCGGGACCTGCAGCGCCACTACGGCATTGACTACCGGGACCGGTGGCGCCCGAACGGTGGCCCCTCCCGTCTCACCTACCGGAGGCTCCTGGTCCTACTCGACGGCCTGCCGGTCGGGGCCGAGTTCCGCACTGCGGCGACGGGGTCGAATGGCGTCCCCAATGTGGAGATGCGCCTGGTCGAGTTGTGGGAGTCACTGTCCGGTAAGGAGCACCCACGCCGGAACCCAGAGAAGCAGCGTCGACTGGCTGAAGAAGCCGCAGCGACGCAGCGGGAGCTGGACCGCCAGCGTGAGGCGGCTCGGAAGAGGAATCGGGCGGCATTGGCCGCCCGTCGACACAAGGAGGTCTGATTCATGGCCGAAGCGGTCGGGTATGCAATCTTGCCGGTGACGCTGTCCATCAAGGGTGCACAGCAGCAGCTCACGAAGGAGCTTGTCGGCCCGGCACAGTCAGCCGCGAAGAAGGCTTCCGACAGTGTCCGTAAGCAGCTCTCGTCCGGCGCTGACCAGGCGGCGAAGGCTGTGGAGGCTGCACGCCGGCGGGAGGAGACCGCCACCCGCAAGGTCGTGGATGCAGAGAAGGCGCTGAAGAGTGCCCGTGACACTGCGGAGCAGAAGGCCAAGTCGGTGGAGTCGGCGGAGCTGAAGCTGCAGGCCGCCCGGTCGACCGAGAAGTCGAAGGTCGCTGACGCAGAGAAGAAGCTTGCGGACCTCCGCACCTCCGGCAAGGCGACCACCGAGCAGCTGCAGTCCGCCGAGCGGAACCTCGAGGCGGTGCGCGCCACCCAGGGGGCGAAGGTCATTGATGCGGAGAACCGGGTGCAGGCTGCCCGGTCCGCGTCTACCTCATCTGCGGACAAGGCGGCTGCTGCTGAGGACAAGTTGGCGACGGCGAAGTCTCGGGCGGCGACGGCTTCCCAGTCGGTCATCGACGCGACCAGGAAACTGGATGAGGCGCAGTCGACGGCGGCTCGATCGGCTGACTCTGCGCAGGGTGCTTTCAGCCGCCTGAAGGCAAAGCTGTCGGAGATGAAGGAGTCGATGTTCGGCGCGAAGTCGGGGGCTGAGTCCGCCGGCGCTGCCGCGTCAGACATGGGCTCGAAGTTCCGTGGCGCGCACGGGTCGTCGGAGTCTCTGGGGAGCTCGCTGGGCGGCTTCGCGAAGAAGGCTGGCCTGGCGGCTGCAGCATTCGCTGGACTGTCGGGCATCGGGTCAACGATTCAGGCCGGGTTCGACAAGGTCAACAAGATCGAGGACACGACCGCCTCCCTGGGGATCATGATGGGTTCCGCCGAGCGGGCCACCACTGTGATGGACCAGCTGAAGAAGTCGAACGAGAACACTCCCTACACCTTCGACGCCTGGTCCGAGGCAGGGAAGAACCTCGTCGCGTTCGGCATCGACGCGGACAAGACCGCCGGCATCGTCACCGCCCTCGGTGAAGCAGCGTCCGCCTCCGGTAAGGGGGAGGAGGCCCTGAACTCGATGGGCCGCGCCTTCGGCACCGCCGCGGCGACCGGCAAGATCAGCATGGAGACCATCAACTCCCTGGCCGAGGGCGGTGTCAACGGTCTGGCGATCCTCGCCAACAATGCCGGGGTCACCACCGCGGAGATGGAGAAGATGATCTCCTCGGGTACCGTCCCCGCAGCGGAGTCCATCGACGTCCTGACCAAGGGAATCATGGAGGGCTCCGACGGCGCTGCCGGGGCGACGACGGCCCTGACCGGCACGATGGAGGCCATGTCGGAGACGACATCTGGCCGTCTGAAGAACATGAAGGCCGCGTTCAACAACCTCGCGGGCAGCATCATGGGGTCGATTGCACCTGCTATCGGGAATGTCGCGAAGGTCATCACCGATGGTGTGTACGTGATCAAGGGCTGGGTTGATGCCCTGATCAGTGGCGGTGGTGCGCTGGACGGCGTCCGGAGTGCCCTGGGAGCACTGGCGCCGATTTTCAAGCCGTTGGCTGCAGCAATCGGCGCGGCGACTGGTGCTCTGGCGATGATGAAGCTCGGCCAGCTGGCGTATGCCGGAGCGACGAAGGTCGCGGTCCTCGCGACGAAACTCTTCAAGGGTGCCCTGGACATGCTGCTCCGGCACCCCATCGTCGCCGCCATCGCCGCGGTTGTCGGGGCACTAACGTGGTTCTTCACGTCGACGGAGACTGGTCGGAAGGTTTGGGGCCAGCTCATGGACGCGTTCCAGAGCGCGTGGAAGTGGCTGAAGGACACGTTCGCCCCCGTCTTCTCGGCGATCGGCGATGCTGCCCGCACCATGTGGGACGGTGTCGTTGATGCTGTCCAGCCGATCCTCGGCGTGTTCGACACGGTCAAGGATGCGTGGGAAGAGATCACCATCGCCTTCACCGGAGGCGACTGGGGCTATGGTGCCCTGTCCGACCTGATCGGCGCAGACAAGGCGGAGTGGATTGTCAACGCGATCGCAACGGTCGGCGACAAGATCAGCTCCCTGTGGGACATCCTGAAGCAGATCCCCGATCTCGCCAGCGGGATCTGGGACATCTTCTTCAAGGGCGACTACACCGGCCTCCCGTTCGGCCTTTCGGAGGACTCGGGCATCGTCGATTTCCTGCTCACCCTCCGTGACACGGCGATGACGGTCGGCGGCTGGGTGAAGGATGCCCTCGGCGGTGCCCTGTCGTCCGTGTGGGATGCCCTGAAGGACATCGGCCCCGCGGTTATGGACGTCGGCAAGGCACTCGGCGGCGCTTTCCTCGATGCTGCGATGGGCGTGTGGGAAGCGGTGAAGGGCCTGTGGGAGGGGCTGAAGTCCCTGTGGGATGCCCTTTCGCCCCTGCTGCTCCCGGTGCTGAAGGTCGTTGGCGCTGTCCTGGGCGGTGTCGTGCTCGGCTCGATTCTGGCTGTGGTCGGCGCGCTGAAGGTCTTCTCGGTCATCGTGAAGGTCGTCGCGAAGGTCATTGCGTGGCTGGCGGAGAACATCCTCGCCCCGCTGATCAGCGTCCTGGGGAAGGTCGCGCAGGTTGTTGGCGTGGTCCTCGGGAAGGCATTCGAGATCCTCGGCGGCGTCGTGAAGTGGATCGCCGGCCTGATCGGTGATGTCCTCGGCGGCGTGTGGGACGGGATCACCGCCGCGTGGGATGTTGCGGTCGGGTTCCTCACCGACCTCTTCTCCGGCCTGTGGGAAGGCATGCAGGCTGCGTGGGAGTCGATCGGTAAGCCGATCGTGGACTTCATCGGTGACGCCTTCTCCGTCCTCTGGGAAGGGATTCAGCTCGGCGGGCGGCTCCTCATGGCCACGTTCGAGGTGATCTGGCTGACGATCCAGCACGTGTGGGATGCAGTCGGCCAGCCGATCGTGGACTTCATTTCGTCCGCGTTCTCGTGGCTGTGGGACGAAGTGCTGTCACCTGTCTTCGGGTGGATCGGCGATAAGTGGTCCGACATGATCACCGGGTTCCAGATCGTCTGGGACTCGTATGGTCAGCCTGCCATGGATGCTATCTCTGGTGCGTTCTCGTGGCTGTGGGACAACATCATCAGCCCGATCGTGGACTGGATCAAGGACAAGTGGGACGACATGGTCCGCGGGTTCAAGATCCTCTGGGATCAGTACGGCCAGCCCGCTGTGGACGCCATTGTCGGCGTGTTCAACTGGTTCAAGGACCGAATTGGCGACGCGTTTGACACGATCAAGGATTTCGCCTCGGGCCTGTGGCAGTCGATCTCTGACTGGTTCGGGAAGATCGGCGACAAGGTCGGGTCCATCAAGGACACGATCCTTGACAAGGTCAAGGGCGCGAAGGACTGGCTGGTTGATACCGGCAAGAACGTGATTCAGGGCCTGCTCAACGGCATCGGGGATCTGGGTAAGAAGATCACTGACTGGTTCCTCGACAAGATCCCGGGGTGGATGAAGGAGCCGTTCAAGAAGGCTCTGGGGATTCACTCTCCGTCGAGGGTGTTCAAGGGCTTCGGCGTGAACGTTGGTCAGGGTCTGATCGACGGTATCGACTCGATGGGGTCGAAGGTTGAGAAGGCGTCCCAGTCGATGGCTGATCGGGTGGCGGATGCGGACATGCCCACGCTGCAGGCTGACGTGCAGGTGCCGGATGCAGTGGCGCCTGCCGTGCATTCTGCTGCTCAGCCTGCCGAGGTGGATACGCTGTCCCCGGTGCTGCAGCAGCAGGATCAGCAGCTCGGCGTGTTCGGAGACCTGGCGACCACGACGATGCAGGATGTTGTGGGCCCGGTGTGGGATCAGATGGGCCAGGGCATCACGGATGTGAAGACTGGTCTGGTGGATCCCGCGTTCGCTGGGATTCAGACCGGGCTGCAGACCATCGGCACGGTGGTCACGTCGGTGACTGGTGACACGGTCAATCCGGTGTGGCAGGCGATGGGCGCGAACATCCAGAACGTGAAGGCCACGGTTGTGGACCCGGCGTTCTTGGGTGTGCAGACCGGCCTGCAGGCTGTTGGTCAGAAGTTCGTGGACTCGGTCAATGGGGTGATTGATCCTCAGTGGTCGGGGATGGCGAACCATATTCTGGCGGTGAAGGACGGGAGCATTCTGCCGGCGTTCGGCGGGGTGCAGTCTGGTCTGGACACGCTGGGCGGTTGGTTCTCCCGGACGGTCGACAACATCGGTACGGCGTGGGATCGGATGCGTGGTGCGACGGGTCGGCCGGCGAAGTTCGTCGTGCAGACTGTGTTCAACGACGGCATCCGGTCCGCGTGGGACAGCATCGCCGAGATGATCGGCGAGAAGAAGATGGGCGCTGTCCCGCTCGGTGGTCTCGGCGCCTACAAGACTGGTGGTGTGACCCCGGGGTACACTCCGGGCCGTGATGTGCACCGCTACACCTCTCCGACTGGCGGCCGTCTCGAGCTGTCCGGCGGAGAGGCGATCATGCGTCCGGAGTGGACTCGAGCTGTCGGCGGTGAGGCTGCTGTCAACCGGATGAACCGGGACGCGAGGACCGGGAAGCTGAAGCGCAAGGTCCGCGATGAGGCGCGAGCGAACAGCTACCAGCATTTCGCTACTGGTGGTGTGGTCGATGCGATGACCCGGATCGTGCACAAGAAGTACCCGGGCATGCAGCTCACGTCTGGTGGGCGCGCTTCCAACGACCTGCATGGCATGGGTCTGGCCGGTGACTTTTCGGATGGTTCCCGTACCCCTGGCGAGCTTTCGCTTGCGAGGGATATTGCGAAGACCTACCCGAACAGCATGGAGCTGATCCACGACAACCCGGCCTTCTCCGACAACATCAAGAATGGTCAGAAGGTCGGGAAGTTCGGTGGCTTCTACAACGAGGCTCAGGCCGGCCCTCACTATCACCATGTCCACTGGGCGATGAACACGCCTCCGACGATGGACTTCGGCGGCGGAGTTTTCGCTGGCGGGTCTGCTGGTGGAGCAATGATGATCTCCATCGCGGATTCCGTGAAGTCGATGTGGGATGAAGAGATCAAGAAGATCCCGAAGTGGGGCGGCGGGCCTGGTGCTTTCGGTGATGTTCCGCCGAAGTGGCAGAAGCAGGCTGAGGAGAAGGTCTGGAAGTTCGCCAAGAAGAAGGCGGACGAGATGGAAGTCTCCATCCCCGGTGGGTCTGGTGTGGAGCGGTGGAAGCCGATGGTTCGGAAGGCTTTCGCTTTCCAGAACGAGCCGCTGATCCCGGATCACTTCAACCGTCTGATGCAGCAGATGGCGAACGAGTCGAACGGCGACCCGGGCGTCACGCAGCACGGTTATGTCGATGCGAACACCGGCGGGAATGAGGCTGTGGGCCTGTTCCAGTTCGCGAAGAGCACGTGGCCGTCCTACTGGGACCCGCGTACTCCGAACGATCGGAAGAACCCGTGGTCGAACATCAACGCTGGTGTCCGGTACGCCCGCGACCGTCACCACTGGGGGCCGATTGTCGGCTCCCCGGGCGGTTGGAAGACCGGCGGTGTCCTACCGATGAACCTGTTCGATACCGGCGGCGTCCTCAAGGATGGCGGCGTTGCCGTCAACCAGTCCGGTAAGCCGGAGCCGGTGCTGAACAATCAGCAGTGGACCGACGTGTCGGGTCTGGTCGACGGGATCTCGAAGCTCGTCCCGGAGGTGAAGAAGTTCGCCCCCGAGATCCAGAAGTGGGTGGACGATAACCCCGACCTGCAGACCGCGGTCGAGGTCACGAACCGCACCATGGCGGACTTCGGGGAGAAGCACCCCGACGTGGCAGCCGAGGCGACCAGCAGCATGACCGAGGACGCGCTCGACTTCTTCGGCATGAAGGGCGCCTGGTTCACCGACGCATCCGCTCTCGGCATCGAGTGGGAGGTTCCCGCCGAGGTTGAGGAGCAGGTGCAGGATGCGACGGCTACCGCGGCGGACGCTTCGGAGGATGCGGCTGATGCTGCGTCATCTGCGGCGGATGCTGCACAGTCCGCGTCGGTAGCTGCTGGCGCTGCCGCTGAAGTGACCGGCGAGGCTGCGGAGGCTCCGGCGACACCGGATGATTCCGTGCCGGCGCCGACTGCCACTGCGGCGAAGGAGCCGCAGATGGAGAAGAAGACCCTGGACAATTCCACCGTCGTGAACTTCGTGGTGGAGAACGTTCAGGCTGCCGATCCGCAGGCTGCGGCCCGCGATGTCATGAGGGAGGCGCGTCGTGTTCTCGCTGCATATGCCTGACCGGGTGGAGATTGAGACCGGGAGTACTGGCCTGAATCATCATGCGGTGGTCGTGTGGATCGCCCCGGATGGTCGGATGCTGCACCTTTCCGGTGGCCCGGATGAGGGACGTGAGGGTGTGTGGCTTCGCGAGGGTCTGGACGGTGTCGGTTTCGTGGACGCTGCTGCGGATTTCGCGAAGGCGGCGCACCAGGTCGGCGAGACCGTCACGCAGATCACCTTGGATCACGGTGAGTTGGATGTGCCCCTGTATGTTCTCGGTTCGGCTGAGGGTGACATGCAGGCGGTGCGGGAGCAGGTGAAGACCATGTTCCGCCGGGATCGTGCTGGGTGGTTGTCGATGTGGACGCCGGTGACGGGGTGGCGGTGGATTCGGTGTCGCCTGTTGACGATGAAGCCGGCGCTGGACTCGTCACCGTATGAGGTGAAGGGGGTGTCTCTGGATCTGGTTCTCATCGCTGAGGATCCTCGGTCGGAGGAGAAGCCTGCTTCGTCACAGTGGCGTAATGCTGGTGGGTCGTCGCATGGGTCTCTGACACTGTGGTCGGGGCCTGAGTGGGTGTCGTGGCCGACTTTTGTGGTGTCTGGGCCGGGGTCGGTGGAGTTGTCGATGGAGGGCTCCACGATCCGGCTGCCGTCGCTTGAGGTTGGGGAGCGGTGCTTGCTGCAGTCGGATCCGGCGCGGGGCGTTCTCCGCTCGGTGGCGGCTGACGGGTCCTCGCGGAACAGGTGGCCTGATGTTGTCGGCTACCTAGCTAACCCGATCCCTGCGGACTCCGTGTCGCACATCGGGATCCGGGTGGTGTCCGGCGGTTCGCCGGAGACCGCGGTGCTGGGTCAGTCACGGATCCACCGAGAGGGGTTGATGTGATGTCTTCGATGCAGGATGCGATGTTCGACCTGCTGTCGGAGGATCAGTCGCAGCGGGATGAGGAGCTCGCCCCCACCCCGTTCGTGAGGTTCTGGGTGGGGCAGGGGACGTTGTCCTTGTGGGCGCCGGGGTCTGGTCGGCGGGACCTGAAGTGGTCGGAGAAGGATCTCGAGCACGGCACCTCATCGGTGACCTTGCCGGGCACGCAGACGTGGGATGAGTTCTTCGAGCAGGTGCCGACGTACGCTGCTCGGATCATGTCGTGTGACATGCCCGGCGGGTACCGCACCGCGTACCTGATCACCACCGTGGACCGGGTGCCGGAGGGCGAAGGCCACGCGTGGGATGTGACACTCGTGTCCCTGTCCCGCATGCTCGATTTCCCCCTGTGGCCTGACCCTCTGCTGCCGCCCGAGCTTCAGATCAGTGGGGTGTACCGGGGCATCGGCCCGGGCGCCACAGCGTGGAAGACTGCCGCGGCACTGAACCTCGTGCGCCTGCAGTCGGAACTGTGGTCCATCCCGGTGACGAACCCGTTCGACCCGGGAACCTGGAACCTGCTGGCGAAAGCGATGGACCCGATCATCATCAACCCCCGGCGGACCGGCGTGCTGGACACGTCGGATTGGGTGACGACGGAGTGGTGCATGGATTCGGCGTGGGATGCTGCGGTGGAGATCTGCAAGGCCGGCGACCTGTCGATGCGGTGTGACTTGTGGTTGCCGGGTGATGATCAGCCGTTCCCGGAGGTCATGACGCTGACGGAGCCGAAGTTGGTGGTGGACATGGTCCCGTCGCCTCGGCAGGTGAGGTTCACTGGCACGCTGGTGGATGGTGCGATCCGGCAGGTGATTCACCTGGTGGATGACATGTGGGATTGGATCACGTATCCGATCCTGCAGCCGGGCGAGTCGGCGTTGGACACGCTGGCGGGGGATCCGCGGACCGCGGGGATCCCGATCTACAGGGCGGGGCAGTGGTCTCCGATTGATAAGGCGACGAAGACGATCACCTACCCCACGAGCTCACGCTCGACGGTGGGCGGTAAGTCACCGGACTGGGTGAACACGATCGCCTCCGACCTGATCGGTAGCGCCGTGTCCGCTATCGGAGCAACCATCGGCATCCCCGGGCTGAAGCTCGGGTTCCTCGAGAAGATGGCGCAGAACCGCGTCCTCAGCTACCACAGCATCGAGGATCGGGCGCTGGCCGCTGAGGCCGGTCGGTGGCGCCTCCGCGAGAGTTTCGCCGGATCCCAGACCACCGCCCTGACCCTGCAAGCCGCCGAGACCGCGAAGTCAGACCGGTGGGCGAACCGGGGTCGGATCAGTCGCCAGATCGAGGTGACGAACGGTGCCCCGTACTGGCTCGGTCGGCACCTGCGTGTCGGCTGGCCGGTCGCGGTGGAGCACGAGGACGGCACCGCCGAGGTGGAAACCCTCGGCGGGGTGGAGTTCACGGAAGGCGGTCAGCCGGTACTGACCCTCGGGACGCCGGAACCGTCGGAGCCTGGGGCGTTTGCTCTGGGGAAGATCAGGGAGGTTGCTGGATGGGTGAACAGGCTAGCGGTGCAGTAGAGGACCGTTCGGCGGAACTGCGGCCGAGGGTTGAGGCCCTGGGCCGGTTCCTGACCGCCGCGCCCCTGGCGAACGGTACGACGGGGCGCCTCGACCCGGGGGTTGCGGAGCTCCTGGCGGAGGCTGTGCTCCGGTGGCAGTCCGGTGAAGTGTGGGACGCCGGCCGGTGGACACCCCGCGGTGAGGTGATGCCGACTCCGGAGGCTGGGGAGGTGCGGGTGGAGACCTTGGCTGACGGTGCGGTGGTGAAGATGACGCATGAGCCTACGGGGCTGACGGCCCTGGGTGAGGACGTGTCGGAGACGTGGAATGACCTGCGACGAAAGGTGAAGGATCATGGCGAGGACTAGGGCTGGGCTGGATGAGGATTTCATCGGTAGCTTGGAGACCAGGCTGGACATTTACGGGATTCGACAGGACCCTAGCCAGCCGCCGTTGGAGCAGACGTATCTGACGGTGACGGCGGGGCAGGATGGGTCTGCGGGCCGGTCTCGGCTTGCCCTGCCGGCGTTCAAGGGGGAGAAGGGTGATCCGGGCCCGGGGTTCATTTTTCAGGGTGACCGGACGGCGGCGGAGCTCGCGGCGCTGCGTGAGGCCCTGTCTGCGGATCAGAAGAACTGGGCGTACCGGTGCAGCGATGACAACGACTTGTGGGTGTGGTCCGGCACTCGGTTCATCATCAGCAAGGACGCTTTCGGCGCTGAGGGTCCGCAAGGCCCGCCGCCGATCCTCACCGGAGGCACGGTCACTGTCGACGGGGAGACGCTGGACGCGCCTCTCGGAACGAGGGTGGTCGGCTCGGAGGAAGAGGGCATCTATTCGGTGGGGCTGGACCTGCCGAAGCTGCCGAAGGGCGACAAGGGCGACACCGGGGAGCCCGGGTCGATCTTCACGAGCCCGGATATCACTGGTGGCCCGGAGGATGGGGAGATCCTCGTCTTCGATGAGCCGTCGGGGAAGATGCAGTGGAAGAGTGGTTTCCTCGGACCGCAGATGCTCAATGTCCCGAGCAGCGCGTTCAAGACGTTCAACGCCGGCCTGAATGCGACGAAGCACATCATCACGGCGATCAGCATCCCTGAGATGCCGTACCGCTACCGGCTGGATTTCGCTGGCGGTGTGGAGGTCAGTTCCCTGCCGGGGCAGACGGTGGATGTGCAGTTGCGGCTGAACGACCCGGATAACGGCGCCCTGGTGGGTGCGGCGTTCGGGGACATGGAATCCGGCGGTTGGGCTCACCAGCGGTTCGATGCGTTCTCGGATGCTGCGTTCACCCCGGATCAGCCGGGTGGTGAGACGGCTGGTGTGATTGAGCCTAATACGGAGGCGACGGTGCATGTGGTGGCTGTCCGGTCGGCTGGTATCAGCGCGGCTTGGTCGGTAGCTGGTAATGGGCGGTCGTCGCTGCGGGTCAAGTTGGAGCGTGTCTGATGGCGAGGAACGACATGCCCCACTGGCCGGAGAGGTCGTGGGATACGCCGTCGGCCCAGTTTGATGATGGTCGGATGTTGTCGATCGGGTCGGATGTGGGTGACGCGACCGCGTCGAAGAAGGACCTGGAAGACCTGCTGCCGATGTCGGGCTACTGCCAGATCGACGGTGCGGGTAACCCCTGGACTGGCGCCCGCGGGTTCGCGAACCAGTTCCTGCCTCTCACGAAGAAGTTGGGAGAGTCCCGTGGCTGCGAGATCAGCTCGGAGGACGGGATCATCCTCAATGCTGTCGGGCAGTGGCGGGTCGAGTTCAACTGCACGGTGGAGATGGCGTCGGGAACGAACGCACTTGAGTTGCGTCTTGAGGTGTTCGACCCGGACGGAAATCTTCATTCTCGTGCTGCGGCTGGCAAGAAGGTTTTTACGACGCTCGGAATCGGCGTTGATTCGTCGTCGCTGTATGTCTTTGACAATGTCGTCGTGGATCGTCCGGGGTACCGGGTGCGGGTGTACAGCCTGAACAACGGCCAGGCGCAGTACTACATGGCTGACGGGTGGAACAAGTTGGGTGCGCAGTACGTCTACAACGGGACGCCGCGTTTTACGGAGGAAGGCTGATTCATGGCTATCACGCATCACAAGGTCACGGGGATGTTGACGTTGTTCATTGCTGACCAGATCGCTGATGAGGATCACCAGTTGGATGAGGTGAACCTTTCGGGAACGGCCACCTGGACACCGGTGTTCCCGAAGGGGGTGTCGCAGGCGAAAGCGTCGGAGCCGCCGCGCCTGGTGTCGCTGAAGCCGATCAAGTCACTGGTGGCGGATGGGCAGATTGTGTCCCTGTCGGGCACGGTCAGTGAGATCGGGGATGTGCCGGGCGGGCCAGGGCAGGAACTCCCGGTCATGATCGATGACACGCCCGTCTGGTGGCAGGTGAGCTTCGATGTGTCGTATGCGGGCACGGCGGTGAAGATCCCGTCGATGCTTGTGGATGCGACTGAGGGGGATGTGGACATCACCACCCTGGTGTCTGCCGGCGGATTCCCTGAGGTGCCGATGGATGATATCGAGTCGGTGATCGCCACTGTCCGGTCCATGTCCCGTGCGGCGGAGGATGCTATCCGTCGTGCGGAGGAGGCCGCGTCTGCGGTGGGCCAGGTCAGTGATGAGGCGAAGGTCGCGGTGAAGGCTGCGGGTGAGTCTGCCGCTGCCGCTTCGGAGTCCGCGAAGGTGGCGAAGTCTGGTGCTGATCGGGTGGGGTCGGCTGAGGCTGTGATTGAGGCGAAGGAGGCGGCGTCGGAGTCTGCCCGGAAGGCTGATGAGCGTGCGGGGGATGCGGAGCAGGCGGCGAAGGATGCGGAGCAGTCCGCGTCTCGCGCCTCCGCCTCTGCTGGTGATGCTGCCGCTTCTGCGGGTGATGCGGGTGCTCGTGCCGGTGAGGCTGACACCTCTGCAAATGCTGCTGCTGCCGCCTCACAGAAGGCTGCCACTGATTCTGCGTCGGCTGCTGCTGATCGTGTGCAGGTGGGTAAGGATGCGGAGGCGGCGCAGACGTCGGCGGAGTATTCGTCGCAGCATCGGAACCGGGCGGAGAAGGCGGCTGCGGATGCGAAGACCAGCGAGTCTGCTGCTGCGTCGTCTGCGTCGTCTGCAGCGTCGGATGCTGCTCGTGCTGAGGCTGCGGCGGATGGTGTGGATGCCGCTGTAGGAGATGCTGCATCGTCTGCGGCTGCGGCGGCTGCCGATGGTGTGCGCAGTGAGGTGTCCGGGCTGGCGGCTGCTGCCGCCGAATCCGCAACGTCGGCAGCATCGGATGCTGAACGGGCTGAGGCCGCGGCATCATCGGCGGCTGACGATGTGCGTGGCGAAGTATCCGACATTGCTGCTGCTGTGTCTGCTGACGCTGCGTCTGCGCAGGGCGCTGCGTCGACGGCGACTGCAGAGGCTGATCGTGCTGCGGCGCAGATCCGGATGTTTCAGGTGGTGGATGTGCTGCCTGATCCGATGGTGGACGGTGTGATCTACGCGGTGAGGAGGGAGTCCTGATGAGGGAGCCTGTGTGGGCCGATTGGGTTGAAGCTGTTGACCGAGAGATCACGGTTCCGGACCGTGCGGTGCGGGCGCAGGCCGTCGCTGTAGGTGGTGGCGGTGGCGGTCGCGGAGGCTGGTACAACAACGGCGGCCGGGGGGCGGGTGGTGGAGCCGGAGAATGGGCGTCCGGAGAATGGGCAGTCACCCCGGGCAGCAGATTCTCATATGTCATGGGAGCCGCGGGTGCCGGCGGTGACGGTGGAAGCATCGTGAACAGTCAGCCGGGCGGCACTTCCGGAGGGGCGACCACCATCGGGCCCGTCACCGCAGCCGGTGGGGAGGCTGGCCCCGGTGGACGGGACTACCGGCCGGGTCAGTCCCCGGGAAGTTTCACGGCATTCGGTGTCACGTTCGCCGGCGGCGGTGAGACCGCAGGCGATGGACAATTCTCCGGCAGTAGACCCGGCGGCGGTGGGGCACCTGGCAAGGCCGGTGGATTCCTCGGCGGCGGAACTAGAGGAGGGGACGGCGCCGGCGGCGCCGCCTGGTACCGGTTCCTCGTCACTCCACCCGTCCCTGCCGGATGGGGTGCCGAAGGATCAATCAACACCAGTGATGATGTCATCGAATCCCTGCACTTTGAGGGGGCGGAGATAGAAGAACTGTGGCTCGACGGTGTGCTGGTGTGGGATCGTGGATCGAATATTGAAACGGTCACCATTGTGAACAATGGTGAAATTCTGGAGGCCCAGAGCCAGTTCCGTGCTGCGCTCACTGCTCGGGGGCTGGACTACAAGACGGTGACCACTGTCCCATTCCGGTTGGACATATCGCAGGTCAAGAGCCTGAACGCCATGTTCTTCGGGTGTTCGGCGTTGACGACGGTGCCGGAGATGGACACCTCGCACGTAACGGACATGGCCGGCATTTTCAACGGATGTGCAGCGTTGACGCAGGTGCCGGAGATGGAAACCTCGCAGGTGACGGGCATGGGCTCCATGTTCTCCGGGTGTTCGGCGTTGACGCAGGTTCCGGATATGGATACCGGCCAGGTGACGAACATGGGCTCCATGTTCTCCGGGTGTTCGGCGTTGACGACGGTGCCGGAGATGGATACCGGCCAGGTGACGAACATGGGCTCCATGTTCTCCGGGTGTTCGGCGTTGACGACGGTGCCGGAGATGGATACCGGCCAGGTGACGAACATGGGCTCCATGTTCTCCGGGTGTTCGGCATTGACGACGGTGCCGGAGATGGAAACCTCGCAGGTGACGGGCATGGGCTCCATGTTCTCCGGGTGTTCGGCGTTGACGCAGGTTCCGGATATGGATACCAGCCAGGTCACGAACATGCGAAACATGCTCAGAAATTGCTCATCACTCACTGACGGGCACATCCGCCTCATCGGGAAAAACAAATCCCTAGACACCCTCACCATGATCACCGGATCCGGCCTCACCCGACTCCCGTTCTATGACAAGAACGGGAACTGGACCGGCTAGCCCCGGCCCCGACCGACCGGCCGGGGCTTTCGCATATCTAGAAGGAGGTCCCCATGGACTGGGACAACATCGAGCCGGACCGTTATCGGCTCATGAACAAGAACTTCACGCCGGGTAGAGCCGGCCATCAGATCCGGTACATCGTGATCCACCACAATGCCGGGTGCCTGTCCATCGACCAGATCTGGCAGGTGTGGCAGACCCGAGAGGCCAGCGCCCACTACCAGGTCGACGTGGAGGGAACCATCGGCCAGCTGGTCAATGACACCGACACCGCGTGGCATGCCGCGGACCTCCTGCGGAACCAGGAGAGTATCGGCATCGAGCACGCCAACAGTGCGGGCCCGGATGCGGACTGGCCGATCAGTGAGGCAACCCGCGAGTCCGGGGCGCACCTCGTCGCCGCCCTGTGCCGCTACTACGGCCTCGGACGCCCCGCCTGGGGCGTGAACGTCCGCCCGCACTCCGAGACCGGGCAGACCAGTTGCCCCTACCGTCTCGGCCCGAACGGGGAGTACGGCAATGCGTACATCACCCGCGCCCAGTACTGGTACGACCAGATGGGCTCCGCCACCCCCACACCCGCACCACCGAAGGAGACCCCCGTGACTGACGACCAGACCGCCCTGCTGAGGCAGATCCGAGACAACACCGCCGACTGCCGTGCGATGCTCATGGCCCTGTCCGCCCAGGATATGGGCGACCCCGGGGTGACCGGCCCGTATGGCGGCTGGTCGCAGACCGGCTACCGGACCCGCACCGACCTGCTCGGCGCTATCGGGGAGGCCGTCGGCGTCCCCGGGGCCCGCGACACGAAGAAGGAGAAGTGACCATGAGCATCAAGAAGAAGCCTGCCGCGTGGCAGGTCCGGAAGATCGCGTACGGTCTCGCCGCCGTGGTCATCGGCGTCCTCGGATGGGTGGGTGTCCTGTCCGACATCCAGGCCGACCAGGTCGCAGACAAGGTGGATCAGTGGCTGCCGATCCTGCTGGGTGTCATCGCACCCGCCCTTGCAGCCACGAAGACCAACCCCGGCAGCGACTCAACCGCCACGGACGAAGACCTGGCAGTCGGGGCCCGTGGTGCCCTGCACGAGCAGGTCGGCCGGGTCGGCACCGCGATCCTTGGTCAGCTCGACAACCTCCCGTCCGCTGTCCTCGCGGCGATCCGTGCGGAGGAGAAGGGCGAACACGACACCACCGCCAGTGCCGCCGCGACCGCTGAGGCCAGCACCGACTACGTGTACGGGCGGTGACACTGTGCCCATCGATCATCTCCCCAGGCGACTCCGCGGACCAGCCGAGAAGATCCGCGACAGCCTCCTAACCGACGCGACCGCACTGGTCATCCTCGGCGCAGGCATGATCGCCCGCGGCATCTCCTACAGTGACCGCGTCGGGCCTGGCCCCTCCGGCCACCCCGCAGAATCATGGATGACGATGGGCACCTGGTCGATCGTGTGGGTCGCCGTCGGCGTCCTCTGCATCACCATCGCCCCCTGGCACCGCACCCTCACCGCCGCCATCTCCGTCGGCGCCGGCGTGGGCCTCCACCTCCTGTGGGGCCTGAGCTTCCTCTGGCAGTCCATCGAGGAACACAGCCGGACATGGGTGTCATCAATCGGCTACTTCATGATCGTCGCCCTTGTGTCCTGGGCTGTGTGGCGCGGATCCCGCATCGAGATCAGAGTGCGGGAGGCGCCGCATGATTGATGGCTCAGTAGTGCTGACATTCATGGGTGGCCTGGCCGGGTCCTTGGCACTGGTGCTGGTCGCACGGGTGAAGCTCACCGGAGACAGGGACGCCGCTCGCGGACCCGACTGGCAGGCGTATGCGGACGGTCAGCGCAAGGACCTCGAGTCGTTGAAGGCGGAGATGAAGGAGGTCCGTGGTGAGGTGAAGACCCTGCGCTCGGAGCTGGGGACGGTGAAGTCGAAGTTCGTGGCTGCGGTGCAGCATATTCACGCGTGGCGTCGTGTTGTGCCGGATGCGTCGAAGTGGCCGCGTACGCCGCCGGAGCTGGAAGATGATCTGCCGGAGCATCCTGGCCTGTAGTATCCATGGTGCGGGTTGAGCGCCGCAGGGTCCCTTCGCCGGGTCGCCCCAGTCGTGTGTCGCTCCCCACCGGACCCCCATCGGTGTCATGGCGATGGGGGCTTGCCCTAATTCTGCGCCAGTCTTCGCAAGGCCGCAGCATGTTGGCTCGATTGAGTGCATCACCATGCAGGACCGGCGGCTGACCGACATGGTTCATAGGAACGGTGTTGTCATTGAGCACATCGCGCACCGGGAGGATTCGGCTGCCGAACATTTTGGTCCGGATCATCCGGTGTGGCTGCCCGCCGTGCCGGGCCTGATCCGCCCAGCTGTGGACGACGCACGACGGCCACGACCGTAGACCCTGAGCCGCGATCATTTATGGGGTGCAGGAATCTTGTACTGAGCGGTGCCTTATTCGGATGAGGATGACTGCCCTGTGCTAGAAGGCGTAGGATTGGGCGTACTGGGTAGTTACGGGTCCTCCGTAACCGCTCCTATCGGCTCCGTGAGTGGAGCCAGTTCAGAGGTGCAGCATGGCTGCAGAGATTCGCAAACCACAGTGGCTCAACGAGCTTTCCCTTCGCTTTGGTCGCAAGCACGGAGCAATGACCAATCTGTCCGAGCGATACGATCAGAATTTCCAGCTTGTATGGTGGCCTCGGTCACATCTGATTGAGCAGGAGCTTCCGGCTCTGCTTGAGCGGATTGCTATCGATGTCGATGTCGTGTCGTCAGTACGTGTCCCGGTCGGCGATTGGGAAATCCCTGAAGGCGAGCTCATGGTCATGGGCGAGCCAGTCCCGGTGGCCGAGCATGATGACGTCAAGTCTCACGAAATTGAAGTTATCTTCGCTGATGGTAGGAAGCTGATCTTTGATGTGTACTACCCGGTGACGAATCGTCCTCGCTGGGCAAAGCTGTTCGGTGTGAGGGCAGAGGAACGATGGATCGACGACGGCGGGAGCAACGCGTCTGGGTAG